TCTAGCCATTTTTCCTTATCGTATTTTGTAATATCTTTTTTTGTTTTTTTAGCATTTCTATTTTTTCTTTTAATGTTTTTATTTCAAAATCTTTTATTTCATTTTCTGTTTTTACAGTATCCAATTCTTTCTCTAACTGTTTGACTTTATCAGCAGCTTCAACCTCTTCAAGCATACCTTCATAAGTCATTTCAATACCTCAATCTTTTTAACAACTGATCTTGGGTAAACAGTAGTATTACCAACAGTTAATTCACCATCATCATCAAAACTGTGCGATGCAAATATGATTAACTTCTTTTGATCTTTGTGTAACAAGTAACCTGTATCTTCACAAAAAGAATACACTTGATCTTTTGCTTTATCTAAACTCATCCATTCCGGGTTCGATACAATATCGATCCAGTATATTTTTACTCGTTTATATTTAAACTTTTTTTTGTTGCCAGTAATCTTCATAAAAATCGTTTGGTTGTACTTTGTTATTAGTTGCAACTTTTATCTTCTTCATTACTACCGGATGTGGTATTCTTTCACCTTCAGAATATCTTTGAATATTTGTTGCTGGGTTCTTGTTTTTTATGCCAAAAATCTTAGCTGTTTTGGTGTAGCTATGACCTTCCTTTTTTATCCAATCTTTTAGTTTCATAAATCCTTTCTGATGCCATGTTATAGCCATATTGGATATGTAAATCAATATAAAATAATTGTAGACAATTCGGTAAAAAACATTATAACGGAGGAAACAACTATGAATAAAAAACTAACAGAAATATACAAGTCTTTATCAGGTGGCGAAGGCTTAAAACATTTCTCATACTCTCAGCTATCTTCTTACAAACCTATATCTATGTGGCTTGTTGACTATGTATGTAGAACTCAAACACAAAGAAGAAAGGATAAAAAAGGATACAAACTAGGCTTTGGAAGTGTTGCCAATAATACAGCTCAAAAATTAATTGGTAAATATTATTTTGAAGGAGCTGAGAGGCATGAAATGAAAGACAGAGACTATAATAAAATTTATAAATTTGAATTCAATGAATATTTAAAAGGCGCAAAGGATGATGAAGATCGTTTGAAGAGAGAAAATATACAAAGCTATATTCATAAAACGATTGAGAATATTTTATCAGCAGTAAAAAATATTTTTGGTGACAAAGAGTTATCTTGTGAAAGATATGTTGATTTAATTATTAAAGATGTTTTGATAGGCATGACAGGTAGAATTGATTTTGAATCCTTTGATAGTATAGCTGAGTGTAAAACCAAACCACCATCTGTAAAAGATTTCAAAGATAGCTTTAGAACTTATAGCCAAGCTCTACCAAAAACACCAGATGAAGATAATATAACTCAACTTTCTTTTTATCATTTAGCTACAGATAAGACTCCATTTTTATTTTATGCAAATGATAAAGACTTTATTATTTTTGATGACACACACGAAAAATTAAAAAAAGATTTTATGGAATATAAGTTGGAGCTTTTATTCAACAAGGCTCGAACTGTGCAGAGATTACTTATTGTAAGTAATGGTGATCCAAAGATTATGGCTGGTTTAGTTGAAAGACCAAACACAAATCATTGGACCATGAATGATGCTAGCGAAGAGCAATTATCAATAATCAAACAACTATGGGGATAAGATGAAAGATATAAAACAAAGAATAAAAAAGGTTGTTGAACAATGTAAGAAAGATGGAACTTATGTTGATCCTGAAACAGGTAAAACCTGTATCAAAGCAGCAAGCAAGATTAAATATTTCATTGAAGAGTTTGTCGGTGAAATAGGAATAGAGACTAACATAAAAACTTATGAAGAGTTTTATGTTGGTGTTACAAAAATTACATCACCTCAAGGTGGTGTATTGGCTACAGGTCATGCAAAAGTATTTAGAAACAAACCTAAATCATTTGAACTTGCAGAAACCTTTAGCATATCAAGAGCTTTATCTTTTTTCTCAGTAATGGATGACAACATTACTTCAAAAGAAGAGTATGATGAGATTGGCATACCATTGCAAGAGAATAAGATAAGTGCTGAAGTAATTAATATGCCTGAAGTAAAACAGGTTTTATTAAATGAAAAAACTTCAGTAGAATATATCATTGAACAA